ATTATATGATCTATTTGCCAGGTCTTCCTATCCTTATCATATAACCCATAGTTATCCCAGCTCATCCAATCTTCCCATTGTGACTCAATATGAGCCTTCAACTCCTCTGATGTATATGGAAGATAATCAAAAATCCTCTTACATAAACGCTCTTGCTTATCAAAGAACTTGCCCTGAAGCTTATTTGAGATCGCATGCATCACATTTCTACGAAGCTTGTAAGCCGGATCTGAGTCTCGCTTTTTCTTATCCCACTCATTCCAGAGGTCCATAGCTCTTCTTTTATTTTTAGGATCTGAACGCCATTCTTTTTGATTTCTTTTTCGAACAGCCTGCCTATGTTCTGTTGATTCTAATTTCTTTTTACAATCAATACATGAAGAATAAAGGCCATCTTTCGTATGCTTTGAGTTCCAAAAACTATCCTTTTCCTTGAACTCACCGCATTGGGCACAAACCCTACCAGTAACCTCAACCTTCTCAGACTCAGCTCTTTTTTTATTATACCCTCTGGCTCTTTCTAAGAGCTTCTCCCTGTTCTTTTTACGATATGCCTGGACACAACCCTTGCACCTGTTAGAAAGACCGTCTAGCCTCGATTTATCATTATAAAACTTATCTGATGGATATGTTGTATCACAAGAAGAGCAACGCTTATTGGCAACTACTCTTCCATCCCAGCCATTCTTTTTCCTATACTCGGAATTGTAAGCCTTTTGGCAAGGCTTACAAACACTATGTAAACCATCATCACTAGCGCTAGATTTTACAAATTCCTTCACAGACTTATTCTCTTTACACTTCCCACATATTTTCATGCAAAAACTCCTTACTTTTACATATATCAAGGTCTCAAGAGTCCCGAGAAAATAGCTGTAGAAAGTCGTAAGTGCCTGAAATTAAAGGGATTTCAAAGCCAGAGGAACTCTAACGTGCCATGAATAGCGGAAGGAGAGCCGGTAACTACAGCAACACCTGGATGGTCCGGAGTTGGCTGTCTAGTTGTCAGCAATCCACATTCAGAAACAAAAAGGACACCTGGATGGTCCGGAGTTGGCTGTCTAGTTGTCAGCAATCCACATTCAGAAACAAAAAGGTTAGCATTTAGCGGATAACGCTGATTTGTCTCATACATATCTGTCTGAGCAATCATACGCTGGAACCAAATAGTAACCTTACCTGAACCTGCTGTCGTGTCATCACCTGGAATGTTTGGAACCTGGTATGTATATGAAACAACTGTTCTTATTGAATCTGGAATGCCATCGCCATCCATATCAAAGTTAAGCTCAGTACCAGCTGGGAAAACAAGAACGCCATTTCTTTCCTGAAGCTCTACGTCAACTGGATTAGATGTGAATGATGAACCAATAACATTTGGATTCATCAAATTTCTCTGAACATCAATAGCGTTATAAAGTCTTCCACCCTGAGATACTCGAACCTGCTGGGGAACTGGAGCGATAATTACCTCATCAATAGAGGGAGCTGTGAAAGCTCTTGTCTTAATCTCATCAATAATCCCAAGCGGTGCTGTTCCATCTGATACGCCAGCTACAATATTGTTACCATTAACGCCTAACTGACCAATCATACCTGGTTGAAACTCAGCATTATTATCTACTGGGTATGATGTTGGTAACGCATTACCTGCCTGTACAATTCTAAAAACCATAATTCTCCGGAGATTACTTACCTATCCTAGTATCTATATATCAAAAAAACCCTGGTGATTTACTCACCAGGGTTTGTTTATAGTATGTATTGCACTTATTCTTCCCAGTATTCCTGTTCTTCTGACTCGTCATCGGTCATCATAGCCTTATCACCACAATCACCGCTATCACAATCTGAACCACCATCTAGGCCAAATCCGAAGTGCTTTAGTACCTCTACTAGATCTGTATCTTTTTTCTTTTTCTTATCTTTAGCTGGTTGTGCGTCTTCTTGTACCTGTTCTGCCACTACTGAAAGAGTTCCATTTGCTACATCCACAGCTGCTGCGATAATTTCTAGTGTCTTTGGAGTTGCCTCGTAACCTCTCTTAAGGTTAGCAACTGACTGAAGAATATCTGATGTTGTGCTTGTTACGTTAGCAAGTAGTCCGGTTATCTTATTAGCCGTAGCATTTAGTAAGTATCTATCAGTCTCTGATGATTCTGAGTCATATACCTTCTGCAATTTGTTCACTACACTCTCTAATGAAGCTATTTTGTTTTTAATTGCTTGGTCTCTTGATTTTCCATTATTGGAAAGGCTATTAATCAAATCGGTAAGCTGAGCAGCTTTTTCGATGTTTCCTGCCTTTTCAAAAAGTCCCGCTGCTTCTGCCAAGCGCTCCAAAGCATGGTAGCGATGGGAGGTCTCGACCTGTTGCTCAGCAAAAGCATTCTTAACAAGATTGCTTTCCATTCCTGATGCAACTTCTTCGATTACTGATTCTTGTGTAAAGATTTTCATTGGGCCTCTCAGCTATGAACTTTTATTGGTCTGTCACTTCAAAGAGAACTTCCTCTTCAATCTTAGCTGAAGCTTCTTTTGTAAGTGGGTTATCTTTTAGGGTTGCAAGGACTTGCTGCGCTTCATCCTCAAAACCAGTCTGAGAAAGAATCTCTGCTGCTTGTATGACCTTAGCCACAGCCACAATCTCCGCTCCTGCCACCTTAGCTTGACCGTTGAGAATTGAATCCATGGACTTCGCAATATCAATTTTAGTTTCTTTTTCAGACATCTATATCCTATCGTTTTATAGGTTGGTAAATAGATGAGCATTCGCAGCTCATCTACTTGTATTAGGAAAGGGTCTCAAACTTTCTAGCCATGAGCTTAGCAGTTACTTTATGAGCGTCCTTTAAGTCAAGAGACTTAAACTTCTCTTTCTGAACTGAGGTTAAATTAATTCCTGCTGTTTTAAGAGCTGCAATTAATTGATCAGTATTAAGCTCAGACTTTTTACCCATGTCATCACTCATGGTATCACCATATGATGAATCTCCACATGATGCGTCATGCTGATCATGTTTATGATCAGTGTAAGAAGAATCTCCACATGATGCTTCATTTTCATCACTATGATTCACATCTGAATGGCCATCTACTGTGCTAGTATACTCATCAGATGGGTAACCTTTAAAATCAGCATTTGGAGTTGGAGGAGTTGATGGATGATGATCTGAAGAATAAGATGCATCATTTGCATCAGACTTATCGTCTTTTTCACCATCATTGTCTTTATCAAGGAATGCTGGAAGCTTCTTATCTTTTGCCTCTTCTGCAATAACCTCAAGAGTTCTGATAGTTTGAAGTGCTGACTTTACAAGACCAAGATCATCAAGCTTAGCGGAAATTCTAGCTATACCCTCAATAGCATCATCAAGAGAGGCTTTCTTATTTTCTTTTCCTTCAAACTTACACTTAAATCCATGCTTCTTACAAACGTCACTTACTGCTTTTTTGCACTTAGCAAGCTCTTCCTTAGTGCCCTCGCATTCTACAACGCAATGGTCTCCATCAAACTCACACTTGCACTTTCCGCAATGTTCTTTAGCTGCTTTTTTAACTTCTTTAAGACAGTCCTTCTTCTTACCTTCCGAATCATCATCCTTTTTAGATGCAAACTTTCCTAATGAAGGTCCTCTGAAAACAGCCTTATGATCAGATGAATCCATGATTGAGTTCATCTGCTCTGCAATTTGTTCTGCTAGGTTTTTCATACTATAATCCTTTTAATATAAAAAAGGGCAGGCATAGCCTGCCCTCAATTATTACTTATTAGAGACGCTTGTTAGCGAAGTGAGCTGCAAGCGCTGCTGTTAGCTCAGTTGATCCGCTAGTTTCCGCAGCAGATGAAACCGCTGATGGAAGGTAAACATCTCCGGAGTGAAGTAGACCAACCTGTGGAACAGATGCAGTCTTTGCAAGTGGCTCCTGCTTTGCAACGATGTTCTTAACTGAGGTGAAACCCTCATCGTTCCAAGAAAGGATTTCCTTAACCTGCTGATTGATCTGAGAAGTATCAATCATGCCACGGTCACGCATCTCATATGCAAGCTCGTGTGCTCTCTTGATCTTAACAGTCTCTGTCTCAAGCTCAGCTGCTGCCTTAGCCTTCTTCTGCTCCTCAACAAGCTTAGCTGCAAACTCGTTGGATTCAGAGTCCTTAGCCTCGCCCCAGTAAGCCTTGTAGTAAGCGATAGCATCCTTATCGACAGCATATGCTGCAAGTCCGTCAACTTCGTCTGCTGCAAGCTTTCCTTCCTGGACAAGCTGTGCAATTTCCTGAGCCTGCTTACGTACCTTTGGAGGCATATTAGCAAGGTCATTCATTGCCTTAGAAACTTCGTCAATTGTCTCGACCTTTGCAAGGTCACCTGTTGGCTTTACGTCCATATTGCCTGGTTCAACACCACCGGAGTGCGCCTTACCAAGCATGTCACTGAACTGCATGCCCTGTTGTGCTAATTTAGCTCTATACATAGCGCGTCCTTCTTTGGTTGTTAGGTCTGGGGCAGATGCCTCAAGCTTAAGTGTTGTGTCCTGTGGAAGCTTATCAAGATCCTCAGTTGATACGGTTACGTCTGCAAAAAGAGCGTCAGCAGCATGAGACTTGTCGTCATCCTTCTTGTCGTCCTTCTTGTCGTCCTTCTTGTCGTCCTTTTCCTCATCATCCTTATCATCGTCCTTCTTATCCTTAGCGAACAATGCATCGGCTGCATGAGACTTGTCGTCGTCCTTATCAGACTTATTCTCGTCCTTGTCCTTAGCGAACATACCAGAGTCAGATTCGGTCATCTCATCAGTATTGGTGTCCATACCCTCACCGAACTGAGACATGTCTGGGAATGGAACCTCAGGAACCTCAGTTTCAATCTTGCCCTCGCCATCGAAGCCTGGAACGTGAACATCACCCTCAACACCTTCGAATATCTGAGCCTTCTTCTCAAGCTGAGCGGTTCCAGCTGCGTAACGAACAAACGCACCCTTAAGCTCTCCACAATCAGAAGCAGTCTTCTTAGCGTCAGCAACTGCCTTATCTACAAGAGATGCAAAGTAAAGCTTATGCTTTCCATCGAAAGAAGCGTACTTAGACTTAAGAACGGTCTCAGCTGTCTCAAGCTCGTCCTTGTGCGCTCTAAGTGTAGCAATTGTCTCCTTGAAAGACTCTCCGAGCATTGCGTTAACTGTCTTACGCATTGACTCAACAGATGCTCCCTTGAATGCAGCTTCATCAGTTGGTGCTGGTGGCGCTCCGCCAAGGTCTTCCTTGTCAAGAGCATCAGCTCCTGGCTCAACCTCATCAAGTGCTTCCTCAAGAATTGTCTTAGCTTCCCTGAGAGCTTCCTCAAGCTCATCCTCACCTGGACCCTCATCAAGTCCCTCTCCACCAAGCTCTGGTGCTGGACCTGCGCCTGCTGGCTCACCTGCTGGTGCGCCTGGTGCTCCGCCTGCTGGTGGTGCTGCCTGTGCGCCCTTGAACTTAGCTCTTGCAGTCTCATAACCCTCAGCCTGAATGGTCTTAATCATTGAACGGCCAAAATCTGCTGTTGCAACCATGTCGTACATAACATCTGCGTTGCCACGAGAAATCTCATCAACAGAAGCTGTTAGAATAAGAGTCTTGCCTGCAGAAACCTCCCAACGTGAGCCTGCCTTATTAAGAGCACCATCATCAGATGCCTTCTTAAAGGTAGCCTTAAGCTTTGCACGGGAAAGCATTTCCTTGGTCTTAAGATCGTCACCGTATAGGCCGTCAACTGCACCAACCTCTGGGAATGGTGGAGCGCCTACCATCTGCTTGTCATCTTGACGAGCAGACATCTCAAGTGGGTCTGGAGTGTACTGTGGCTTACCAGCTGGGGTAGGCTCCTCAGTTCCCTGTGGGTAAGCAACAGACTCAAGCTGCTTCTTAGCCTCTGCGAGAGCTGCCTTGCGAATTTCTTCACGACGCTGTTGCTCTGCTAGACGCTGTAGCTTGCGCTTACGCTCTTCCTCAGATCCTTCATGTGATTCATAACCAGGGTGCATGCCGTCAACAGGACCAACATCAGGGAAAGGCGACTGGCCTACCATGTGCTTATCCTGCATACGGGCTTCTTCACCTGGTTCTACTGGGTACTGTGGCTTACCTGGAGTTGGCTCCTCAGTGCCCTGCCAATATGCGTTTTTCTTTGTCATTGATCCCTCGCTGTTATGCAGTGAAGATATTTTATCTAACTTACTATTAATTGAAGCCAACTCTTTTGCGAATGAGGCGAAGTCCTCACCTGCTCCAAAAGCTGGTTGTTGATTTTCTACAATTCCTTCCTTCATCTCATCGGATGAATGAGTTGGTCCTGTAGCATTATTTTCATCACCATCAGAAGCCTCAGCCTCGTCTAGTGATGTCTGTAAACTAGCAACTCTCTCATTTAGTTTTGCTAGCTCATCCTTGATTAACTGAACCTCTGCATCTTCTGCGGAGGCAAGCTTAATTGTTTTATCAAGATAAGACTCAAGAGCTTCAGCTGCCTTACGAGCTGCGCTCAAATCCTTTGCAATAATGTGCTTAACCTTCGCCTTGGGGTCTGCACCAGTAACAACGAGTGAAAGCTCGATTGGTGATAGGTCTAGGTTAATCTCTCCGTAGCATGAACGCTTTCTCATGTGGTCACAGAAGTCTGACTCAACCTTAGCCACTCTATGACAGCCTTCCTCTGTACATACTGCGCGTCCAACTGCTGTACCCATTGATACGTTTGTTGCATAACCTGAAGCAACCTTACGTGCTAAGTCTGCATAGTTGACCTTATCGAGAGCACAGAGAGCAACAATACGCTGTCTCTTCTCATCCCAATGTGTATCAACAATAACGCCTCGAACGTGCTCTACAGAAGAGGACTTGTGATCGAGGCATAAAGGGCGTCCAACCCACTTGGGGTATGCTTTCTTAAGCTCTGACGCTGGAAATATATCGTTGTTTGAATTCTTGTATGGCCTAATAGAAGGGTCCGAGCATACCCATCTAACCGATCCGGTTGGTAGCTGCTCCCAATGCGCTGTTACAGGATTACCTGAAGCGTCCTTCTTAATATCTCCATCATCATCAATGAGAGATGCCTCAGCTGCATGCATCATTACAGCTGTAAAGTATAAAAAGTCTGAAGCCTGTGGAGCGATTGTTTTAAGCTCCTGTGCAAACTTCTTCATCTTGTCGTTTAGTTCGAGGTCGGCATTAGACAGAAGCTCGTCTGTATCCTCAATAACCTCTGGGACAATAACTGCATTAGCGTATTTACGTATCATTACTTTTCCGTAGTTTGAGTTTGTGGTGCCTGACTCTCGTCGCCCTTCACAGCCTTAACGTCCTTGGCCTTCTTAGCATCTGCTAACGCCTTCTTAGTCTTAGCCTCATCTGTCTCAACATCTGAGTCAGTAAATACCTTGTCGATCTTAGCGACTCCTCTTTTCATAAATACCACAGTGTCTCCAATTATTTCAAAGCTTCTTGTCTTTCTTCATAAAGCTGAACAACAAGCGGGGTTTTGTTTTTTATCTTGTCCTGATACTTATCATTAACAAGGCTTTCCCAATTCTTTGCCAAAATATTAGTGTCTATGTGCTCTAAAATCCTGTCGTTCACAAGCTGCTTCAATTGTGATGACTGCTTCTTAACTGAGTCAATTGCTTTAATGAGCTGGTCCTTGAACTCAGGGTTATTTAGATTCGAAAATATTGATAACAATATATTAACTTGTTTTTCTAGCTCTCTGGTAGCCGCAACAAATGAACCCATTAACTCTTCTACCGCAGAGTCAGTTGAAAACTCACCCATAAGAGAGACTGCATGATGCGAGTCATTAAGGATTTTATCAAACAATTCCTTTGTCTTAGACCTGTACTTCTTTAATATATCTCTATTTTCAACAATTTCTTTAGAATCAAGCTTTTGACGCTTGGCAAATGGAGTATAGATCAAGTCTAGGTGCTCAATACCTAACTTGAGTTGTGAGAGAATGGATTCAAAATATTCAGACGCCTTCTCGGCTGTTCTCTTCTCTGCATCTGGCACATCCAGATTCATTTGCACTGTATAAGCTCTTGATTCAAACATAATCTCTTAAAGTATATTAAATTATTACTGTTAGCCACTTTCCATCATGCCGCCTGAACCAGGGAAAGAATAGGGAGCCAGGCCCGTGTAGTTAGTCTTCTGTCCCACCTCAGGAACATCACCAACATGGTTGCTGTCACCACTATACTCTTCTCTTATATTGATTAATGCAGAGGGATTTAGGATAAAAATAACATTTTGCGGAAAAAACACAGCATCTCTTCCATCTATCTTAGCAGACTGTAAAAGTGTTCTATTATAATTACGCTTTGATTTAAACACATCTGAGTTAGAATGTATCTCTGCAGAATAAAGTTTATGGCCTTTTTCACCTGGTAACTGTTTTAATGCTTGGTCTCTTGTAAACCATTGTTGAGGCATCATAATCTGCGATGGAGTGCTAAGAACATATATAGCCTGTGACGCACTAACATTCATAACAGGTGAGGTAGACTCTCTCTTTGGATCAGCAAATGGCGCAAAAGACAACTGATAAGGAGATGATACATCATGATTCATCTCTGTAGGAGTCAGGTCTACTATAGCTGTTTGCTCTCTAGCAACTTCAGCTACCGTATCTCCAGCATCATTAGAATCCCTATTTCTAGCAAAGTTAACTACAGCATCATAATACATTTTCTTAACTTTAGGAGATAGTCCAGAACCCATTCCGAATCTCTGAGCCTCTACCAAAGCCTCTGTGGTATCCATGCCATTTGCTATTCTATACATCGCACAAGCCATTCCTGTGCGGTCTTTTCCGTGAAAACAATGTACATATGTCTTCTTAGAGGACAGTAAATCATCTACATTATTAGCAACTTTGTCGATATTTTCTTCTGGGAAATCACCCTCAATAGGTATCACAACATGCTCTAATTCAAGCATATTACAATGAGGATGAATCTCTGAAGCTACATCTCCATCCAGTGAAACTATTCGCTCAACACCGCACTTATCTTTAAGAAAGTTCAAGTCTTCTTTCGAAGGCCTGCCTCCCCTATAAAGATTAGAATCTACTTTAGCGAAACGTACCGCCATCAAAGCTCCACATCAATTACCTGAATAGCCTCTAGTAAAGCTGCCTGCTCAGGGTCTTCTATATCATTATCAAGCGCCTCTTCGAACGCATCCTTGAATGACACCTGAAAATCCTTTACAGAATCCTCATGGTTCTGCCTCAATATCCTCATAGTTGATGAGTAAGTAAGGTCTGCCCTTGGGGCTACAGTGTCAGTAATAGCGGCTAATGCACACAACAAATCTGAAGCAAGCCTATGATCGCCAGCCTCTGAAAGCTCTCTAATTGAGTTCTTTATTTTGTAAATTGCATTCATTATTGCTTTCCTAGGACCTGATGCGTGAATGCCAAAACCTGTGATGTTTTGTCATCATATTCAGAAACGGAGAGAATAGACCAAGCATTCACAGACATTACCTTGGTAACAATAATATTCTGAGATATTATATTAACTTTTAAATCAAGGCAATTATCTTCCGCACCAATAATTTCTCCAACTACAGTTGGTTTATTATTAATGGAGAACTCAGCGTAAAGTCTCTGCCCCCAGTCAGAATCAAAAAGAATCTCAACGGTCCTTCCTGCATACTTCTCAGCAAGAACTTCTGCGTATGTCCTATTTTCAATTTCTACTGCCTCCGCAGCTGCCTTATTTGATGTACTCATTTGCTCACCATATCAAATGCAAATTTCCTAAATGATGTTTCCATAGTTTCGGAATCAATTAAGGCATATGCTGATTTAACGTTAGAAAATACCCTTGTAGAAACCTTATATCCACCACACTTATCTGTTGAAAGCTCAAATGCCTCAGAAATACCATCAGACAATCCCTTAGCTGCCCTCACAACAGCTGATTGAGAACCTGAGATATCAGATTCAATTTCAATCTTTTCGCCGTAGTTATGGATAGAAGACTCAGCATCCAGCTCTGTTCTGAGAGCTGATGAAAGAATCTTGGCAAAACGAACCCTTGTGTGGAACGGAACATCTGTAGAACCAACAGTGATAAGTATTCTTGTTGTTGGCAGAGCCTTCTTATAAATAGCTCTGCGAACCATCTTCTCGATTGGTCCAGAAGCATACAAGAAGTTGAATAGCTCTCTCGCATCACCACCGTCAACTATCTCTGTCCCTGGTGCTATAGGCTGCTGAGCTTGCGGTTGTGTTTTATTATCAGCCATAAATGATGGTCTCCTATTCTCGTGCGCTGGTGTTCCGCCACTAACATTATACTGAAAATGTGGTCGATCCTTGAAAGTTCTGAAGTCTCCGCCCCATGTAAGACCTAAAGACTTACCAACTGTACCCATCTTATCCCAGAATTGAGTATCCTTTGGTGACCATGTGATTGAACCATTCTCATCAAGAGCAGCTATATCAAATGCTAATCCCTGTGTGTGCATTGAATTTCTAGTCTTTGTCACAATCTGGCCAGGGGTAGTTCTACCCTGTTCATAAAGCTTATCCTGCTCCTGCTGGCTTCTAAGACCAGAAACAATTACAGGGTTAAGACCAATAGCTCTACCTCTTAAAATAAGCTGAGTAGCCAGTGGTTGAATTCTAGAATCGAGCCTAGAGATCTCTCTCTGTGAACGAGGATCAACTCTACCACCGCCTCCACCAAACTGATGAGATGGCTGAAGACCCATTGGAGCAAGTGGACTAGAACCAGATCCACCACTATCAGGCCTATAAAACAACGATATGCCTGGATGTGGTCTTGGGTTTCTTGGACCAGCTGGATGAGTCTCAAGCTTAGCCATGTAGTCAACACCATTCATAGAAAATGGAACAGTAGTACCGATTGGCTGATGACGAATATCATTAAGAATTCTTTGAGCCCTCTGCTGAACATCAGCTCCAGGAGCTTTTCTCATTCTAACATACCCAGAAGTTCCAGATGAAGCTCCGCCAGGCCTTACAGCTCCCCTCTTTATACCAGCTCTATGTATTGCATTAGCCTTTCCGGTAACGTCTATAGCTCTAATAATTCCATCTTTATCAGAGTCTAGACCTCTATTTGAAGCCCAAACCTTGTGATAGGTTAGATTACCAGCTATTGAATCATGATTATCTCTCTGACCAACAATGGTATCAGAAGGAACTCCAATAAACTTTGGAAGGAATGCTGCCATGCGCAAGTCGCCTGCAGACCTAATCTTTGAAGCAAAAGGCTTGAAGAACTTCTCAACATAGCGCAGCTGCTCAACGTCAGACATTGATGCAAGCTCTTCGGTAGATGTGCCAAGACCCTCAGCTGTTGAAGGCATGAACTGGATTAGACCAGTGGCCCCACCAACTGGATTTACAGCTGTATGGTCAAGACCTGACTCTGCAAACATAACTGATGCAAGAAATGATGGATCAAGACCAAGCCTATTACCTGTAGCAATAAGCTCTCTCTGAAAATCTGGTGACTTAGCTTCAAGCCCTGGAATAGCTGCAATCGAATCATATGAAGCCGGATCAAGTCTTCCAAGCTTCTCAAGAAGGTCTGACCTTGAAGCAATAGCCTCCTGACGGTCTACAAACTCTGGCTCAGCAAACTCTATCTCATCAACTTCTTCTTCCTCAACTGGTGCATCTTCAAATGTCTCAGGAGTATCAACTGACTCTGGCTCTTGAACAAGCTCATGCTCTGGCTGCTCCTGCTCTGTCTGCTCTTGCTCTCTCACAATACTAAACTCCTGCATCTTACGACGCAAAGCACGATCAGATATACCAAGCTCACGAGCTGAGGCTGCAATGTTCCAGTTGTTCTTGTTGATTACATCTCTAATGAGACCTTCGTCTAGCTCTACCTTAATGTTCTTTGGAGCACGGTATGGTCTCACATTTCTAAATGAATAAACATCAAGCTCCTTCACTGGAGTAAATGTAGTGAACTTATCTTGCATGAAGATAGTTGGAAACTGAACTTCAAAATCAATTCCAGGAATGTTGATTGTTCCTGCATCAACCACTGCAGTCATCTTGTTTGGCTGCCCTTCTGCAGGCATTGTATAAGATCTAAGAGTTCCATTTAGGATATTTTCTCTTATTTGATTTACTATAAACTCCTTATTTCTATTTAAGAAAGCAAGTAAATTATTTTGATTCTCCATTGGAATATCTTCAATATCAAAAACAAGAGAGGCAATTTTATCAATCGCCCACTGTTTTGCGTTCTCTGAGAATCTAATGTTCTCTGGTCCGAATTGCTGGAACCATTCAAATTCCATTAGTGGCTTATTAATGTGGGATTTGACTGGTACATCCAAAGATTCTGGAAGCATAGACTTCATCTTGTCAACAAGCTCAGGGTCTTTCTTCCAGCCCCTTTCCAATCTCTTTACATCTTCCCCAGAGACAACTTCACCGTTCTCATTCATTACTGCATCAACTGGCGCTATTGCCTCAGTCTCTGCAGCCTTCTGATCAAGATCGGTCAATGAATTTGCCAAGTCTGATACAAGAGGGCGAACCTGCTCTAGTGCCTGTCCAAACTGCTCAGGGTCTGTGTTATTAAGAGCCTTATTAAGCTTATCTATCTCAACAGAAAGACCATCAACAGTATTCTTAATGGCGGGCGACATGTCCTGCAATTCCTTAAGCTTACGCTGGAATTCGGGATCACCAAAGCCTTTAAGCCAGTTGATGACTTTCTTAACGACACCAGCAACCTTGACCACATTCTTGTGATCCAAACCATGAAGCTCGATGGCTGCTTGTCTTATTATTTGATAATTATTTACCATTAAAAACTTCCTGAGCAATGGCAAGAATTCTCGCAGACTCAGTAATATTGCCAGCATCCTCAAGATCTTGAGAATACTTAGATAGAAGTGCGACTGCTACCCCACGATCACCTGTGGCTAGAGCCTTCTTTATTTTAGCAGGATAAACAGATGCATTAGCACCAAATGTAGACTGTTCCATTGGCGCATCAAGTGGCACAGCCGGTGGTAGATTCAGCCCTTCCGGCTGTAATAACGCATCCATATCAATCCTATCTGGTCCTGGAGCTGGAGCTGAAGTATAAACATCAGGTTCAACAGAACCAGTAGGAGGACCAGATGGCCCAGCTGGTGGTTTTGGAAGTGGACTTACAAGATCTAATCCTTCAATTTGTTCTTGAGCACCTTCACCCAAATCACCTAAGAGACCACTTTCTCCAAGCTGAACTGCTTCGGTGAACTCTTCTGGCTTATCCTCACCACCTTCTTGAGCTTCACCCTCTGGCTTTTCTTCTGGTTTTTCCTCTTCCTTAACCTCTTCTTTAGCTACTTCCTCTTCCTTAACATCCTGTTCAACCTCATCCATGGTTGGAGCTTTTGGAAGAAATTCTTTTACGGCAG